CGCGCTGCCTAAGGAGATCAGCATGGCGCAGAACAAGTTTGAAGAAGATAAATACGAGTTTCCTGACGAAAAGGAAAACAAAGAAGCCGCTGTAGAAGCGGCGTCTGATGACTTTGAGATCGAGATCGAGGACGACACCCCTCCTGAGGACCGTGGCCGCAAACCTGCCGCCGCGCCGCCCGATGAGCCGTCTGAGGATGAGCTTTCGTCGTACGACGAAAAGGTCCAGGCTCGGATCAAGAAGTTCACCAAGGGCTATCACGACGAGCGTCGCGCCAAAGAGCAGGCGATCCGTGAACGCGAGGCTGCGGAAGCCTACGCCCGTCAGGTTATTGAAGAGAACCGCCGTTTGCAACAGCACGCGGCTGTTAGTTCCAAGGCATTTGTGGAGCAGTCCCAGTCTTCTGCGAACCTCGAACTAGAGACCGCCAAGAAGAAATATAAGGAAGCGTACGAGGCCGGAGATTCCGATGCCTTGGCCGAAGCTCAGGCCGAAGTAGCTAAAGCTGCTTTGCGCTTGGAAAAAGCTCAGGAAATGCGTCCTTTACAGGCTCCGCAAAATGATGTACAACCCGTCCAACGTAGTAGTACGCCTCGGGTAACCGACCGCGACCAGCAATGGGTGCAGACTAATACGTGGTTTGGCACTGACCCTGAAATGACCGCTTCCGCCCTCGGGCTGCATCAGCGGTTGGCTCAGGAGAAAGGTGACAGCTACGTAGGTTCCGATGAGTACTACAAGGTTGTTGACGCTACTATGCGTCGCAGATTCCCCGAGTATTTCGGGAGCAATGACGAACCGGCTGAGGAAGAAACTCCAAGCCGTGCACCAAAACCCGCTCCGGTCGTGGCTCCGGCTACCCGTAGCACCCCGCCTAATCGCATTAGGCTGAAGGCATCCGAGGCCGCTATCGCTAAGCGTCTTGGGGTTCCTTTGGAGCTGTACGCGAAACAGGTTGCACAACTGAAGAGGAATGGATGATGGAACAGACCAAAACCCAGAGCCGTCTGGCTCGTGAATTGGATTCTCGTGAGACGACGATGCGCCCGCAAGCGTGGCGTCCGCCTGAGACTTTGCCTTCGCCGACTGAGCGTCCGGGGTGGAAACACCGCTGGGTCCGCACTTCCACGATGGGCACTGCTGATCCGAGCAACATCTCCTCGAAGTTGCGTGAGGGATACGAACCCTGCAAAGAGCAGGACTATCCTGAACTCATGATGCACGCCTCCACGGATGGCCGCTTTAAGGGCTGCATTGAAGTGGGCGGACTGTTGCTTTGCCGTATTCCTGCGGAGTTCATGGAGCAACGCACCAAGCACTACGAGGGCCAAAATCGTGCCCAAGTGGAATCGGTAGACAACAACTTCCTTCGTGAGAGTGATCCTCGGATGCCTCTTTTCTCTGAGAAGAAGTCCAAGGTCACTTTCGGATCTGGTACTTAATCTAGGAGTCTTTCATGGCTTACCCCACCGTTGACGCCCCCTACGGGCTGAAGCCGATCAATTTGATCGGTGGTCAGGTGTTTGCCGGAGCTACTCGCCAACTCGTCATTGCAAATACCACTGGTACCGGCTACGGCACCAGCATTTTCTATGGCGACGTTGTCAAGTTGGTTGCTGGTGGCACCATTGAAAAGGATATTGGTCAGGCTACGGCCACGCCTTGCGGCGTGTTCCTTGGTTGCCAATACACGAGCGCCACTACTGGCCAACTGACCTTCTCGCAGTACTACCCTGCAAGTCTGGCAGTCAAGAGCGGCACCATCATCCAGGCTTTCGTGGCCGACGATCCTGACCAACTGTTCAAGGTTGTTCTGGTCGCTGGTACCACTGAAGATGGTAACGGTCTGACCCCGGCCTTCCTGGGCCGCACGGTCATCGGCACTAACGCTGAGCTGGTGCAAAACGCCGGTTCGGTCGTTACTGGCGATTCCAAGGTTGGTGTCTATACGGACGGCAATACGGGCACTGCCTCGCTGCCTATCCGTATCATTGACGTGGTTCCTGATACTGCCAACTCGGCTGGCAATTTCTGCGAACTGATCGTCAAGTTCAACGCGCCGTACATCGTCTCTACGACTAGCGGTGGTGCTACCACGACTAGCGTTGTGACCGGCGGACACCAGTATCTCAACTCGCTTGGCGTCTGATCGAAGGAGTAATACAAAATGGCTATTTCACGCGCACAACTGCTGAAAGAGCTGCTCCCCGGCCTGAACGCCCTGTTCGGTCTTGAGTACGCTCGTTACGGTGAAGAACACAAAGAGATCTACGAAACGGAGACCTCTGAGCGTTCGTTTGAAGAAGAAACCAAGCTGTCTGGCTTCTCCGCCGCTCCGGTGAAGAACGAAGGCTCTGCCATTGCTTATGACAATGCGCAGGAGGCTTGGAGCACCCGCTATACGCACGAAACCATTGCCCTGGGTTTCTCGATCACCGAAGAGGCGATTGAGGACAACCTGTACGACAGCCTGTCTGCTCGTTACACCAAGGCTCTGGCTCGCGCTATGGCTTACACCAAGCAGGTGAAGGCTGCTTCCGTGCTGAACAACGGCTTCTCCGCCAGCTACCCCGGTGGCGACGGCAAGGCTCTGTTCGCTACGGATCACCCCCTGGTGTCCGGTGGCACCAACAGCAACACGCCTTCTACGCAGGTTGACCTGAACGAGACTTCCCTGGAAGCCGCCGTTATTCAGATCGCTGCGTGGACGGACGAACGTGGTCTGCTGATCGCCGCCAAGCCCAAGAAGCTGGTCATCCCGCCCGCACTGATGTTCGTTGCCAAGCGTCTGCTGGACACCGAACTGCGTGTGGCTACTGCTGATAACGACATCAACGCTATCAAGCAGATGGGTGCCATCCCCGAGGGCTTCACGGTCAACCACTTCTTGACCGACAGCAACGCGTGGTTCCTGACCACGGACGTGCCTAACGGCATGAAGCACTTTGTCCGTATGCCCCTCCAGAACTCGATGGACGGGGATTTCGACACGGGCAACGTGCGCTACAAGGCCCGCGAGCGTTACAGCTTTGGCTGGAGCGATCCGCTGGGTATGTTCGGTTCTTCGGGTTCGTCCTGATCAACCAAACCGGAAAGGGGGGCTTCGGCCCCCTTTTCTTTTTTCTGCGGTGGGTGTATAAACTAGGCAAGTCCCAAGACTCCAACCTGCTTGCTGACCGGCTTGGCGGACTGACCTCACAGACAGCAAGCGCAATTTGAGGAATATGCGATGGCTCGCACTACCTTCTCCGGCCCAGTCGTCTCTCAGAACGGCTTTATCCAGGGTCACCAACCCACCTCCGCTAACGCCATCAACTCGGATGCCACTGCTACTGCGGCCCAGGTTGCTGACGGATACATCACCTCCACTTCCGCTGCGTCTACGACCATCACGCTGCCTACCGGCACCGCTCTTGGTACTTTCTTGGGCGCGTCTCGTGGCACGGTGCTGGATCTGTTCATTGACAACACCGCAGGTGCGAGCGTTGTGACAGTGGGGGCAAACACCAACGCAGTCCTGTCCAGTGCTGGCGTGGATGGCAGCACCGCAAACTTTGGTGACCTGACCATCGCCGCTGGTGCTACTGGTTTGGCCCGGTTCACCCTGATGTTCTCCAGCGCAACGGCTTACACGTTTAGCCGTACCGCTTAATAGGGGCGCATCATGGCGATGCAATACGATGTAAAAGCAGCGTACACCACCACGGATGCGGCGATGGTTACTTACCGCGCTCGTATCAAAGGTGCGTACATTGCCGTGTCTTCTGCGGGTACTGACCCGGTTACGTTCTACGACAACGCTTCGGCTGCGTCTGGAACGGTATTGCTGCAAGTGGGCGCCAACTCTAACGGTTGCCATACGGTAGTGATCCCCGGTGAAGGCATTTTGGCGGTTAACGGCATCTTCTGCGACACCGGCAGCGCCGCTGCGGTGACTTTGTTCTATGGCTAAGACCCCGGCATGGCAGCGCAAGGAAGGAAAGAACCCCAAGGGTGGCTTGAACGCCAAGGGGCGAGCCTCCTACAACGCCGCGAATCCAGGGAAGCCAGGGTTGAAGGCACCTCAGCCGGAGGGCGGGCCACGCCGCGACTCTTTTTGCGCCCGTATGAAAGGGATGAAAAAGAAGTTGACGAGCGAAAAAACCGCAAAAGATCCGAATTCGAGGATTAACAAGAGTCTGCGGGCATGGAACTGCTGATATGGAACATCATCCTGTCCTTCCTGTCGGCGATCATCTTGTGGGTGATCAAGTCGCACACAGAGGAAGTGCAGCGTATTCAGATTCTCCTCAACCGCACGCGGGAGGAGATCGCCAAGGAGTACGTCACGAAGGGCGATGTGCATGACGACATGAACCGGGTGATTGCTCGGTTGGATCGTCTTGAAGGCAAGCTCGATGCGTACATGAAGGAACAGCGAAGTGCCCTCAGTTAGCCGTAAACAACACAACTTGATGGCGATGGTGGCCAATGACCCCGCCGCTGCCAAGCGTGTTGGCATTCCGCAGTCTGTTGGCGAAGAGTACGTGAAGGCCGATAAGGGCCGCAAGTTTGGCACTGGCAGTCGCCCCGACCGTCAGCGTATCAACAAGCCGAAGACCGAGCACGGGAAATCGGCTTTATTTTCAGAAGGTGGCGAGATGAAAAGCATGAAGAAGATGGCTTCTGGCGGTATCACCAAGGCCAAGATGGGCGCAGTTCCTACCGCTGCTCCTAGCCGCGACGGTCTGGCCAAGAAGGGCAAGACCAAGGGCACGATGGTCAAGATGGGTGCTGCCAAGCCCCTGGGCATGAAGCGCGGCGGGAAGTGCTGAAATGAAGCGCAAGTACGCCAAAGGCGGTGTTTACCGCGCCGAGATGGGGGAGCCCCCCATGCCGGATGAGGGCAAGCCTAAGGACGTTGAAGAGACGGAAGAGCGTATTGCTTACCGCAAACAGCCGGATTATTTTGGCTACGAAGACTATACGCCTTCTGGTCGCGCCGCTTTGGCTGCGTACAACAAAGCCGCAGAAGGTGCAAAAGACATGAAGCCCCGCAAGAAGGCTCCACCTTATAGCCCTTCGGCAGCGAAAAAAGCTCAAGCTGCGCAACGCGAAACCGCTGCGGAGATTAAGCGCGAAACTCGCGGTACGGTTCCTGAGGGCCGGTATGCCAAGGGTGGCTCAGCTTCTTCTCGTGCTGATGGTATCGCCAAGCGCGGCAAGACTCGCGGAAGGATGTACTGAAATGATGGCAAGTCGCGGTATGGGGATCATCAACCCCAGCAAAATGCCCAGCGGTAAGCGCAAGGCTC